TTACCCGCGACTGCATCCGAAATTTCTGTCACCATCACCGTATAGCTTAGTATCTAATTTGGCTAAGTAATCCAGTCGGTTAAGAAGCTTTTTGTATTCATCCTCAAAGTTAAAGTCATTCACATCTAATATATAGCGGCAATTTTTAGGGAAATGGACTAGTCCTGCGTAATCATCCAACTCCAGATCCAATGCGCTATACCATGCCCGTATAATCATCATCCGTAAGTTGCTTTCAGTCTCATAATCGCCTAAATGGTAATAAGCATCCTTATTAAAAAAAAGACCGAGATGAAAGTGGCATTTTCCCTCTTCAGAAAATTCCCTTACCCATATATGTCTCGTTCGATTACGATATATTCTTTTCCCTTCAGTTGCTCTCATTTTTTCATTTGCATCTAATATAGCATTTAGAGAATTGCGAAATCGAGATATCACTCCAGGCTCTAGGTTTGGGAAACAACATACAGTATCACCTCTGTCAAGGATAGGTGGGTAATGCACATCAACACGCAATGCCATTGTTCTTGAGAATTCACCGATAGCATTTTGGACTACATCTTCAATATTTTTTCTATAGGCGATTACATGCTCACCATGGGAACCATTGTATAATTTCATGATTTATTTCTCGTATGATTTTAGGAGTTGTTTATACTAATAGATCACGTATGTGTTACTCGTTGTAGAAATGTTTTTTTAAGTTGCATCTAACTGTATAGATAAGTCTGAGTGATATCACTGTTATGATTCTGTATATGTTAGTATATATTACCTATCCAACATAAAAACACTTTCAAATTAACTTTAAGCCAAGTGTTACATCATTTCATAATGAAAAAACAACTCTGCAATTATTTGCCTATTGTACTGGTTGTATATAGAGAATTTTACCGAAATGTGTTACTACTATTCTTTGGTTAATAAGTAAGATATTAAGCAGTTCATCCATTTTGATTTTATTTCTGAATCGATAAGGTCCGTATTGAAGAATCTTCGTTTTACTTATATGCGGTGGGAAAGTACTAGCACAATAATTTTTTATCCAGGAGTATAGTTCGTCACTTTCATTATTAACAAGAGTAAATTCTGAAACTTTAGAGAACAATCTTTTGTACTCATCAACATACCAGGCACTTATCTGAATTGCAGCTTCCACAGCTTTAATTGATATATCTTCGTTACGACCTTCGAAATAATGGAGTAATGCAGCAATCCTTGCCATATTCTCTGCCATTTTTGAAGCATAATCCTTCATGTTGGATAAATAACCAATTTCGCTCATTTCCGATTCAGTTCTGTTATAAAATGAGATCCATAGTTGCTCTGCCTGCGGAGAGAGTCGTAGGATCATTCGCTCACCTTTGCCCTTTCTTATAATACTATCATTAACTATCTCAAGCAGTCGGCTATGGAATACTGGTAAGTGTTCACTGGATATCACTGGACTTGTAATCTGCCGGAATCCTTGTCTTGAATCGGGCTGGCAAATCAAGCAACGGGCAAAAAAACCAATCCCTTTAGCCATATCACCTTTACGCTCAATATACTTATGAAATACTGTAGGTTGTATCATCATAGATAATGTCATTCTGGCGTCATGAATTAAACGTTCAGGAGAGTTTTTTCTATCAACGGAAAAATTTGAACCATCCCACATCTTGTTTATGAAAGGAAGTTCATTCAATGTATGCCCATTAAATATGGTCCCTGCTTCATCCGACATAATACCCACGGACTTCCATTCTCCACAAAGATAATCTTTAATTGCGGCTGGCGTTGCATCATTAAACATCAGCCTATATCTAACAGGTTCTTTAGGTTTGTTTTCAAATAGAAACCTCAATTGTTCATTCGTTATACTGCAATCTTTATTACGACGAGTATCAGATTTTATTTTTGACTCCAGTGCTTTTGTTTTGATAATAAAAGCTGCTTTGTCATTCATCCATAATTGTAAATCTTGGCTATGTTTTTTAAACCAAATTTTTTCCTGTTGATACAGCGGTTTCATGAAAATCTTATCAACAGTACTTTTTCTTTCTCCTGATTCAGCAAGCGTCAGCAAAAAAAGTGAAACGGGGCTACATAGACCATTTAGTCTACAAACGTCAATTCTGTTTTGGCACACTAATGAAATTGCTCCAAGCGCCGATGCTGATATCAACGATAGAGGAGCTTGTGTTTGTCGCTCTACTTCATAAATTGCATTTCTGATTAGCGACGGAAAAACATGGACAGGAAATGGATGGGTGCTCAATTTTAAATCCTCTAAATTTTTTTGGGGAATATCGCTAACTGCTATTTTTGCTACAAATAGCAAAAATAGCAGTGTATTATTAGTTTTGTACGCATTTAGGGTGTACTCATGGATCTGTATATTCAGATAAGTTTGCTACGCCGTGTTAACCATTCATCAATCTCTGCTTCAACCCATCCAACCGATTTAACTCCGAGCATTCGCTTTTTGGGAAAAGTTGAGTCGTAACGCGGTGATTTGGGGTTCAACCAGTCGTAGATTGTTGCCCTTGCCATACCAGTTTTTTGGATTACCGCAGGTAAGCGGAGTATCCTAACGGTTGATGGATTGTTCATGCTTGGTTGCCTCTCATTAGTTCATTTTGGTTGTAGAAAGATTAGCGGCAAGTACTAATGCAAAAAATCCGCGTACCAAAAAAACATTTTTACAACACTTAACTAATTGATATTTGGTGTTTTTATGTTGACAGCGATTGAGTTTTGCGAAGAAATTAGTCAAAAAGCGGTTTGGCTTTCTGGGCAGATGGTTGAATGTGATTGGGACATATACGTTGATGTGCTCAGCGAAAGTTATCCCGTGATACGAAAGGAACTCAGCGAGATGCGAGATCAATTCTGGAATTCTGATAAGGTAGGAACTCGTGTGATTTTGTACAGTGATCCATCACGTAAGGAGTATAAATATTCTACTGTTGACGGAGTGGAGCAATTAAAAGAGGAATATACAGAATTATATGATCCAGCTCAGGAATGCTGGAAACAGTTAAAATTACGTATTTTCAGAGAAACATTTTGTCATCTTATTCAGGATCCTTTTTTAATTAATGATGTGTTTAAATCACATCTATTTTTTGCCTCAATGTCTTATCAATGGGGAAAGTCAGTTATGTCGGAGAATGAATGTGTTGCTATTAAAGCGTTCATTAAGTCAGCTGAATTATTTGACAGATGTATTGGTATGTCATGGTTTCATGTTTCTGTATGTACCCAAAAAAAATTATCACATGTTAGAGCTAAGGCCGGAAAAGAAGGTGGGAACAGTAAATCAGAAGTGTATCGAATAATTCAGGATAAGCTTGTTTATTTAATCAATAGCTCCGTACCTGAAGGTGGGTGGAAAAGTAAAGCAGCTGCGGTAAATGACCTCATTGACCCCTTATGGAAATTTGTCGAAGAGTCAAATTTTGAAATTAATAATCAAAGTAAAAAATACCGGATATCAACAATGAGCCCTGATGCGTTGGCAGATACCATTATAAAAAACTGGTCAAGAAATATTGAAAGTGTCAAATTGGCTTTAGATAATACGGTTACTAGAAAAAAGAAAACCAAAGGGTAAAATTCCGTACTACCTATAGGCGAGTTATCAGCACCCATTATGGGTGCTGATAAAGGATTCATCCTACAAGACGTATTCCCCTAACCCTACTATTCACAATGCTGCCGCTATCTGCTGCTTTAACAAAATCAGCCCACCACTGCATCATCGGTCGTCGTTGCTCAAGATAGTCACTTCGATTGTAAGCGCGACGAACCTCATTCTTATCCACATGAGCAAGTGCAGCCTCAATAACATCAGGCGGAAATCCTTCCTCATTGAGCGCCGTACTAGCGATAGAACGTAAACCATGTGATACGAGAACGCCTCCTAAGCCAGCACGCTTAAGGGCTGCATTAACTGTTTGGCTGTTCATTGGCTGGGTCGGATTAATGCGACTGGGAAAAATAAATTCTCGGCCACCACTAAGTGACTTCATCATTTCTAGTACAGAGAGAGCCTCATCGGATAGTGGAACCGTATGGTCTCGGTTCATCTTCATTCGGGCTGCAGGAATTTTCCATTCGTTAGCATCAAAATCGATTTCATCCCATCGAGCCTCAGCAGCTTCGGCAGGACGGGTGATGGTGAGAAGTTGCCACATGAATAGACATCTTGTGGACAAGCTGATACTTGCCGTACGCATAGTCTGCATTAGCTGTGGAAGTTGATCCGGGCGTATGCTTGGCATGTTTTTCTTTTGCGGTTTCTCAAACGCTTTTCCGATATTTACACTGGGAACTGCATCAATCAAGCCTGTGTTCTGCGCATAAATCATGACCTCGTTAATACGCTGACAAAGGCGTCGGACTGTCTCTAATGCACCTCTGGCCTGAACCGGCTGCACTGCTTTAACCAGAGTATGAGCCTTAATCTCAGTGACACTGATATCACCGATTGCTGGGAAAACATCTCTCTCAAGCGAGCGCCAGATATCCTCGGCATAGTCCTCTGTTACGCTGGTTTTCTTCACATTCCACCAACGCTCGGCAACTAACAGGAAAGTGTTGGTTTTAGCCTCTTGAGAATTTCTTACCTGTTCTTTCTGATGATCCTGAGGATCAATGTCTTTCGCCAACAAAACTCGAGATTCAGCTCTGAGTTTACGCGCATCAGAAAGGGAGACTGCAGGGTAGGCACCGAAGCTCTGTTTGGTTCGCTGTTTTGTCAGCGGTCGATAGTAACGGAACTGCCAGAGCTTACTACCACTAGACTTGATTAATAGAGTAAGCCCGTCCCCATCATACAGCTGGTAATCGGCATCTTTAGGTTTGGCGGCTTTGATTTCCGTATCGGTTAACGGCTTGGTTTTTCTTGCCATGGGGAATCTCCATGCGTTTAGGCCCAACGAAAACAATATAGCTTTTCGTTGGGCCTATCAATGGGCCTAAAAGGTTCGGATTTAATTAGTTCTCTTCGGACTTCGCGGGACAAATAGAGGGCACAAAAAAGCCCGCAGGGCTTGCGCCGTGCGGGCTCTTAGGACTTCATCGGATGACTCTGGTAATCACCGATGGAGAATTTTGGTGGAGCTGGCGGGAGTTGAACCCGCGTCCGAAATTTCTACATACCATTTTTACTATAACAAAAACAGTGATTTACGTTTAAAAACAGAGTGTTAGTGTTATTTAGTGTTTGTCCGTTTTATGCCTTTTTAACGCTCTGCCGCCAAAGTGCCGCCATAAATTAGCGGTTCCAGTTGAGATTGTGAAGCGGGTTCTTGGTTACGGCATCTTCCAGATGGTCGGGCGCAAAGTGTGCGTAAACCATCGTCATTTTAATATCGGCATGGCCCAGAATATCGCGCAGTACCAATATGTTTCCGCCGTTCATCATAAAGTGGCTGGCGAATGTATGGCGCAGCACATGCGTGCACTGGCCTTCAGGCAAGTCGATACCCGCTCTTTTTACAGCACGCTCAAAGGCTTTTCTGCAGGGTGTGAATAGCTTACCTCTGTTTTTGGGCAGCTCGTCATACAGATCCTGAGATATCGGTACGGTTCGGTTTTTCTTGCCTTTGGTTTTGGTATAGGTGATCCGGTATTTAGATAACTGATGGCCCTGCAGGTTTTCGGCCTCACTCCACCGCGCGCCGGTGGCCAGGCATACCTTTGCGATCATTAACAGGCTGGGGCTTTGAGAATCAGCGCAGGCATCAAGCAGGCGTTTAATTTCGTCTTGGGCAAGGAACGCCAGTTCCCCCTCTGCGATTTTGAATGTTGGTAGCCCGGCGAGCGGGTTAGGCGCTGACCAGTGGCCCAGCTTTTTCAGGGTGCCAAAAACGGATGATAAGTTACGCTGTTCCAGGTTTACCGTGCGGGGCTTTACTGGCGACATCAGCGCGCCGTCTTCGTTACGTACTTCACCTTTTAATCGTGCTTCGCGATACTTTGTAAAGTCACCGGCGGTTAACTCAGAGGCGACGGGATCGCCCAGGCCATTGCAGATAATATTCAGTTTCGCCATTAGGCGCTTGGGGTCTGCGAGCGTCTGGCCGTAAAGAGAGTGCCACTGCTCAATCAATTCTGACAAACGCCGCCGATCTTCCTTTTCACCCAGCCACGGCTTTTTGTTCACTTCATCCATGGTGAAGTTTTCGAATGCTACAGCCTCGCCCTTTGTCGCAAATTGCTTGCGCACACGCTTGCCGTCACGCCCGTTCGGGTAACACTCACACAACCATTTTCCGTTCGGCTGCTTTCTGATTGTCATAGTTAGATGCTCTTAATGACTTTTACGGCGCGGCCAACTACCTCTACATCATCTACGGCGCACTCAAAGGATGCTTCATCCTGATGAACCACAATTTTATTGCCAGGGATGCGGGCAATCTTTACGAAGCTTTTAACGCCGTCGATGTCTACCAGCCAATAACCATTGCTGATTTGTTTCACAGACGTATCCACAACAAAGCTATCACTAGCTGTTTTTACAAAAAGAGAGTTGGACGATTCACCATCTAGCAGTCTGCTATCGAGAAGGATTTCATCACTCTGATGCAGTTCGCCGTTCTTCAGCTCAGCATGCTTGATACTGGGAGCTACGATTTTAGAAAGTGGTCTTACCGTGACGGAGGTTTCGTTTTTGAGATTCTTTTCTTCGTTCTCACTCGCATACATATCTCCCTGACCGGTAGCCAGCCATAGAAGGGAAATTCCTGTTTCAAGGGCGCATTGAATTACCCATTCAGCGGGAAAGCTATCTCTTAAGTATCTGTTAGCCATAGTGCTTTTCGATACGTCCAGATGTTCGCAGAGCTGCTGACGTGAACTGAAATTGTAGGCCTTAATAAGCCTGTTGATTGCATCACGCCCACCACTATCATTCCCTGCCTTGATTAAACTCATAATCAAACCCCTTGACGCATATAAAAAGTGATCCTAATATCCACTCATGGTTTGAAAAGCAAAACCAAACCACATAAAACGAGATGAAACGAAAACAAACTAAGAGATACTGCACTATGAGCACAGATATTTCAATTCGAGTACCCAAAGAGATGGCTACGCCTGCAGAGTTCGCGGAGTGGGAGGGTATTTCCCGTGGCTCTGTATACCAAAAAATTCACCATGGTCAGCTTGCTAAGTACATGGTTAAAAAAGAGAAAAATAAAGGTCGCGTAAGCCTGCGTTACTTAATGTACAAAACCGATCAGGTCCGTGAGTCTCTTGGTCATTCCAACTTCCGCGTCATTGTTGGTCAGTAAGTTCGATTATGAGAACTTTTTAAGGGGCTCGCATGTTTGATTATAAGATTTCCAAACATCCACACTTTGAAGAGGCCTGCCGGGCTTTCGCACTGCGTCACAACATGGCGAAGCTGGCAGAACGCGCGGGAATGAATGTCCAGACGCTGCGCAACAAGCTGAACCCGGACCAGCCGCATCAGCTCACACCGCCTGAAATCTGGCTGCTTACCGATCTCACTGAGGACTCAACCCTGGTTGATGGCTTCCTGGAACAGATTCACTGCCTGCCGTGTGTGCCGATGAACGAAGTGGCAAAAGAGAAGTTGCCGCACTACGTCATGAGCGCCACTGCTGAAATCGGGCGCGTTGCCGCCGGCGCCGTTACTGGTGATGTGAAAACAACCGCCGGGCGCCGTGACGTGATCAGCAGCATCAATTCAGTAACTCGTCTGATGGCACTGGCTGCCGTTTCCATGCAGGCCCGCCTGCAGGCCAACCCCGCAATGGCAAGCGCGGTGGATACCGTGACGGGCCTCGGCGCTTCGTTCGGTCTGATCTGAGGTGGTTATGCTGACTAAAGAACCATCTTTCGCGTCACTTCTCATAAAGCAAAGCCCGGCAATGCACTACGGTCACGGCTGGATAATGGGGAAGGATGGCAAGCGCTGGCACCCGTGCCGCTCTCAGGATGAACTGCTGGCTGACCTGTCCACAACCAAACAGGGGAAATCATGGCTATTGAAGGCGCTACGGCGACTGTTCCATTAAGCCCCGGTGAACGTCTGGACGGACTGAACCATATTGCGGAATTGAGGGCTAAAGTGTTTGGTCTGAATATTGAGCCGGAGCTTGAAAGGTTTATTAAAGATATGCGCGATCCACGCGACGTAAATAATAAACAGAATGAGCGGGCACTGGCAGCCATTTTTTATATGGCAAAAATTCCGGCAGAACGTCACGGCGTCAATATTAGTGATCTGACTACTGACGAAAAGCGGGAACTGGTGAAAGCAATGAATCATTTTCGTGCAGTGGTGAGCTTATTTCCCAAACGGCTAACCATGCCGAATTAATCCACAACAGAAATTAATGGCGTAAACCCGCCGGGCTTCTTATTGCCCAAATTCAGGAGAAACAACTATGCGAAATATTGAAACCCGTACCACTAAAACCGGACCAGATGATGCTGGACTTAACCTGCTACTGACTGAGGCACGCAAAGAAGAACGCCGGGGCCGCGCAGATGTGATGGCTGCACGTCTGGATTCTTTAGCTGCTCGTATCGTGTCACGTCAGCTTAACCACACGGAAGCGGCTGAGCTGCTGCGTCAGGAAGCGGTGAAGATTCAGAACGAAGCGCAGGAGATCCACTGATGGCTGATTCAATGGACCTCGTACAGCAGCGCGTTGAAGAAGATCGCCAACGCCACATCCATAAAGCCCGCAATAAAACGCCGGGCGTTTCCCGTGTTCTCTGCATTGATTGCGATGCACCGATCCCGCCAGCACGCCGCCGCGCCATTCCGGGTGTGCAGTGCTGCGTCACCTGTCAGGAAATTTCAGAGCTGAAAGGCAAACACTATAACGGAGGTGCGGTATGAATACCGATAAGATGACAATTAGCCAACGTGCAAATCAATGGCTTGATAATGACTACTTATTTATTGATACCGAAACGACCGGGCTGGGTGATGATGCGGAAATAGTTGAAATATGCATTATTGATAGTCATGGGTTTATTATGCTTAATACGCTTATTAAGCCCACTAAGCCTATCCCTGATGAAGCAATAGCCATTCATGGAATTACTAATGAAATGGTAGCTTTTGCGCCTGCCTGGACTGATATATGCGGGGCAGCGGAGGAACTATTTCGGCGCTTTGGGTTTGTTATCTATAACGCCGATTTTGATCTCCGGTTAATTCGTCAGACCTACGCATTGAATGGAAAACCTTCTGAAGGTGCGCCATGGATGCTGGCTGCTCATTCTGTTTGCGCGATGAAGCTTTATGCAGAGTATCGAGGCGAGCCGGGACGATTTAATGGCTATAAATGGCATAAGCTGGTTGATGCTGCTGCGCATGAAGGTGTTGTGGTTGAAGGTAAGGCGCACCGGGCTTTAGCTGATTGCAAAATGACGCTAGGGCTTGTCCGTGCTCTGGCTAAAGGTGGTGCTAAATGAGCACCATCCTGAAATGGGCGGGAAATAAAACCGCCATCATGCCGGAACTGATTAAGCATCTGCCTGCAGGTCAGCGACTGGTAGAGCCGTTCGCCGGTTCCTGTGCTGTGATGATGGCAACAGACTATCCTCATTATCTTGTCGCAGATATTAATCCTGATTTGATTAATCTTTATCTGATGATTCAGAAAGACCATGAGGCTGTCATTCAGATAGCGAGGGAGTTATTTAAAGATTTTAATTCGGATGTTCAGTATTACCGTGTCCGCCAGCATTTTAATTACTCCATTTCTAATGAGGTAGAAAAGGCGGCATATTTTCTGTATTTAAATCGCCATGGCTACCGTGGCCTTTGCCGTTATAACCAGAAGGGTGAATATAACAATCCATACGGACATTATAAAAAACCGTACTTCCCTGAAAATGAAATACGCACTTTTGCCGTGAAAGCTAAACGTGCAATGTTTATTTGTGCCAGCTTTGAGGAAACACTGGCGCTGCTGCAGGCTGGTGATGTCGTTTATTGTGATCCGCCATACGATGGCACATTTAGCGGTTATCACACTGCCGGTTTTACAGAGGACGACCAGTATCATCTGGCGTCTATTCTTGAGCGCCGGTCATCAGAAGGTCATCCGGTTGTCGTGTCCAGCAGCGACACGTCCCTGACCCGTTCGATTTATCGTAACTTTACCCGCCATCGTATCATTGCAAAGCGCAGCATGGGTGTCGCTGCCGGTGATGGTAAATCTGCAGCAGAAATCATCGCCACAAAATCAGCAGGCTGGTTTGGTGTCGATTTGGCGTCCGGTCCAGATATCTCGGTGGAAACTGAGGTGCGGGCGTGGCAGTGAGTAAATTCACATTACATAATGCACCAACCACCGGCGGCTCGAATGAGGCCGCCGTGGCCTTTTCATGGAATAACCCCAAAAAAGCGGTTAACCCCTATCTGGACCCGGCGGAAGTTGCGCCGGAGTCTGCGCTTTCAAACCTGATCGCTCTTTACGCTGCGGATAACGAGCAGGAGCAGCTGCGCCGTGAGGCGCTGAGCGATGAGGTCTGGGAACGCTATTTCTTCAATGAATCCCATGATCCTGTCCAGCGCGAAATGGAGCAGGACCGGCTGATTAGTCGTGCCAAAATGGCGCGCGAGCAGCAGCGTTTTAATCCTGATCTGGTCATTCTGGCTGACGTTAACGCCATGCCGCCACACATCAGCAAGCCTTTGCTGGAACGGATTAAATATTTCCATAGCCTGGGTAGGGCAAAGGCTTATTCCCGCTACCTGCGCGAAACAATCAGGCCGTGTCTTGAGCGGCTGGAGCGCGTACGTGACAGTCAGGTGTCTGCCTCTTTCCGGTTCATGGCGAGCCATGACGGGCTGGAGGGGCTGCTGGTACTGCCTGAAATGAATCAGGATCAGGTCAAGCGCCTTTCCACGCTGGTTGCGGCACATATGAGCATGTGTCTCGATGCGGCCTGTGGTGATCTGTTTGTCAGCGATGATGTTAAACCAGAAGAAATCCGCCAGGTATGGGAAAGGGTTGCCGCAGAGGCGATGCGCCTTGAGGTCATCCCGCCTGCCTTTGAGCAGTTGCGCCGCAAAAAGCGCCGCCGCAAGCCGGTGCCTTATGAACTGATCCCACCGTCGCTGGCGCGTATGCTGTGCGCGGATTGGTGGTATCGCAAACTGTGGCAGATGCGCTGCGAGTGGCGGGAGGAACAGCTGCGCGCCGTCTGCCTGGTCAACAAAAAAGCGTCCCCGTATGTCAGCTATGAAGCCGTGATCCATAAACGCGAGCAGCGCCGCAAATCGCTGGAGTTCTTCCGCTCGCATGAGCTGGTCAACGAAGACGGCGACACGCTGGACATGGAAGACGTGGTGAACGCCAGCAACAGCAACCCGGCACACCGCCGTAATGAAATGATGGCCTGTGTTAAAGGGCTGGAGCTGATCGCGGAAATGCGCGGAGACTGCGCAGTGTTCTATACCATCACCTGCCCGTCACGCTTCCACGCCACCCTCAACAACGGCAGGCCAAATCCGAAGTGGACCAGCGCCACTGTCCGACAGAGCAGTGATTATCTGGTTGATACCTTCGCCGCTTTCCGCAAGGCCATGCACAAGGCCGGGCTGCGCTGGTATGGCGTCCGCGTGGCAGAGCCGCACCATGACGGCACCGTGCACTGGCATCTTCTGTGCTTCATGCGCAAAAAAGACCGCCGTTCCATCACTGCGATGCTGCGCAAGTTTGCCATCCGTGAAGACCGCGAGGAGCTGGGCAACAATACGGGGCCGCGTTTCAAGTCCGAGCTTATCAACCCGCGCAAGGGCACACCGACCAGCTATATCGCTAAATACATCAGCAAGAACATCGATGGGCGCGGGCTGGCTAAAGAAATCAGCAAAGAAACAGGCAGATCACTGCGTGACAGCGCCGAGCATGTCAGCGCCTGGGCGTCACTACACCGTGTCCAGCAATTTCGCTTCTTTGGTATTCCGGGGCGTCAGGCATACCGCGAGCTGCGCTTGCTGGCTGGTCAGGCGGCGAGAGTGCAGGGCGAACGCAAAGCGGGTGCGCCGGTACTGGATAATCCGCGTCTGGATGCGGTACTGGCGGCGGCTGATGCGGGTTGCTTTGCCACCTACATCATGAAGCAGGGCGGTGTGCTGGTTCCCCGCAAACATCACCTTGTCCGCACGGCATATGAGCTTAACGACGAGCCGAGCGCCTACGGCGATCACGGTATCCGTATCTATGGCATCTGGTCCCCGATTGCGGAGGGCAAGATTTGCACGCACGCGGTGAAGTGGAAAAAGGTTCGCAAGGCCGTTGACGTTCAGGAGGCGGCAGCCGACCAGGGCGCTTGCGCCCCTTGGACTCGTGGCAATAACTGTCCCCCTGTTGAAAATCTGAACAAATCAGGGGGTGATTTACCCGATATTAAAACCATGGATGAGAAGGAGCTGCAGGATTATCTCCACAACATGGGCCAGAAGGAACGGCGGGAGCTGACAGCCAGGTTAAGGCTGGTAAAACCGAAGCGGAAAAAAGCATATAAACAGAATATTTCGGATCAGCAGCGCCTGCAGCTTGAGGCAGAACTGAGTTCCAGAGGGTTCGATGGTAGCGAGTCAGAGATTGACCTGCTTCTACGGGGCGGCAGTATTCCGTCAGGTGCCGGGCTGCGTATTTTTTACCGCAACCACCGTTTGCAGGAAGATGACAAATGGCGTCAGTGGTACTGATGCCGCAGCTTTAACAATTCTTGCTCTTATTGATCCGCATCAGAGCGATCTAATTGACAGATAAAAAACGGTTTACATTCGCAAATTCCTACTATACTGTAATTATAAACAGTGGATATATATACAGTTGTTGTGTATCCGAGGTAGTGATAGGAGGGAAAATGCAGGATTATCTTTTGGAGTCATTGAAGCTCCAGCGCATTGATTTTTTTATCAAGCTTGTAGCGGCTAGTGAGTGCAGCGATGAAGAAAAGCGGCTGGCTATCCAATGGGTGTCCGAACTGACCGACGAGCTGATGGCGAAAATCCGCAGCCATGAATACTGCCGGTCGATGGACGTGACCAGTTAAGGGGAATCTGTATGCGCATTGAAATAATGATCGATAAAGAGCAGAAGATTAGCCAGGCTACACTGGACGCCCTTGAATCCGAGCTTTACCGTAATTTGCGCCCTCTGTATCCCAAAACAGCAATTCGTATCCGTAAGGGCAGCGCCAACGGCGTTGAGCTGAGCGGGTTAAAACTGGATGAAGACAAAAAGCGGGTGATGGAAATAATGCAGCAGGTCTGGGAGGACGACAGCTGGTTACATTAGGGAACGTTGCGGACGATAAAACTGGTTTTTACCGTCCGTAAGGTTGAACAACGAGCCACGCGAGGCGTTAGTGCTGTTGTGCATGACTATGCCGCATGAAATCGCATGATCGTTTGAGGATCGTTTTTGCTGAGGCCCGCCAGAACTGGCGGGCTTTTGCTTGTGTCATGCAGGTGCATGAAAACCACTACATAAAGCGGGCAGGCGTGGCGGGGATACGAGCGCGCGCAACGGGGTGAAATGGTGAAAATCCGGCGCAATCTCCGGCACGCTGGCGGCTTCAATCGGTGAGGGGGAGGGAGCGGCAGCAAAAAAGAAGCGCCCCGCAGAATGCTGCTGGGGCGCTGTGAGGGGCGGTCTTGTTGTCGTGGTGCGGTGGGTCAGTCGTTGCGCTTGTCTTCTGTCAGTCCCAGCGTGTACGGCTCAAAGCGGATCACTTCTTCGCCCAGCCAGTCGTTAAGCTCCTGCAGTCGCTTCTGCAGCGGCATCAGCTCGTTGCGGACAAAGACGCGGCTGGCCTTTTCCACATCACCAAAGCCGCCGGTATTGTTGGGAATAATGCCCATCATCTGCGGCGGTACGCGGTGCGCTGCCATCATATCATCGCGGCTCACGTTCTTGATGTTCAGAAACTCGTCTTTCGCCGCAACCTCTGATAACGGGATGATCTGGATGCCGTCCTTTTTACCGTTGGGCGAATACATAAACAGGTTGCGGAAGTTGCCCGGCCCTTTGGCGCTTTTCATTGCCTGGCGGATATTGTTCACGTCCTCCTGATTCTGTGCTGCGTCGGTCATGTACATGATGAAACCCGCGTGGCTGCCGTTGATATAATACTTCCGGCGGAACAGCGTTGCGGACTCGTTGAGCAGGGTTGACGGAATGGCAGAAAGATAGCCGGGCAGCCCGTAAATCTCCTGGTTAATATCCGGCTCCAGCAGATGAAAGATGTTGCCCTGCGTAAATTCATAGGGCTGCGTGGTCAGGCCATACTGCACAAACCAGTAGGTGTCGAGGTCCACGCCTCGCCGTGTGTACTTCGCCAGTGCTGGCTCCAGTGAGAGAACGCCGCCGAGCCGGTTGGTGCGCTTTTCCAGATAGGCGTTACCGAACACCAGATAGTCCTGTACGAAACGGGCAAAAGCCTGCTGGCTGAGCAGGCGGTGCGGGATGTAGGTACTGCTGAGAATGTCACGCTTAACGGCAATCGGGGAGCTGTGATGCACGGCGGCGCGATAGGTCCGCGCCAGTCCGTCAAAGCTCACCGGCGGCTCATACCAGCGGTCCATCTGCACGCATTCCACGTAGTCCAGCAATTCGCGTCGGTCTAACACCGGCACCGGGTCGCCAAAGCTGAACGCCTCCGCTGCAGCGCCGCCTGATTTGGAGTTGTGATCTACCGCTGCGCGGTTGTTCTTGTGTTTACGTTTGCTCATGCCGCCTGCTCCTTGTCAGCTTGGGGCCATTCGCACATAAACAGCATTTTCCAGTCCTCCGCTGATAATTCTTTTTTCATGTCATTCAGCCATTCATCATCAAAGAGCGCGGCTCCGGTTGCGAGCGTTGCCCCGGATGCTGCAGCGTCATCAGCGGTAAAGGTCATGCTGGTTGTGCTGTTGCTGGCAATCAGCTTTTGGTATTCCTGCCACGCTTCCGGATTAGGGCTTGGGGTGGTGTAGTAGGTGGCGTGGTAGCGTTTGTGCATGGACAGACCTTTGGCAATAGCAATCATATTTCGCGGAGAGTCCGCCCAGGCATACTCTGACACGTAGACGTTTCCATGGAGCGCGGCGGCGAGACTTTCCGGCCCGATGAAATAAATGACCGCACCGTTTGGGAGTTCCAGATGCGCTTTGCCTGATTTTATTTTCCCAGGGTGTGTCCAGGCTACGGCCTGATCTATAAAGGCTGACATATAGGTTTTGACGGTCAGGGCGGATGCCGGGGTGCAGCCCAGAAAAATCTGGTTGCGTCCGGTATGCAGTGCATCGTTCAGGGCTTCGTAGGCGAAAAAGAAATCCGCGCCAGCCTGACGCATTTTTGTAAGCACACGGTTTCTGCTGCGTGCGCCGCTGTTCCATTCATGCTGGTAAGCAAAGAAAGGGCGATCTACAGGCAGGCTGGCGGTGGTCATGAGGTTAGTTGGGGTTGAGTGCATCAGAAAATCTCCACAATGTTGCTGGTATTGGCGGCTTCGCCCTGCAGCGGTTCGTTAAACAGTGCGTGCATCGTTGCCCAGGCCAAATCGGCGTGGCTGGCTTCTTCGCTGCGGCTGGCTTCGTAAGTGGGACGGTTTCCGCTGGCGGTAGTGGCGCGGCGGATAGCCATAAAGGACTGCGCAATGTCGGTGTGTCCTGCGTCAAACTCCAGACGGCGGTGGCTGATAATGTCGTATGCCTTGAGCACAAGGGCGTTTTTGACGTTGGGGTTGTAGACAAACTCCCGCACGGCAGGAAAGAACGCTTTCACGTTCTCGTAGACACCGTGACCGACGCCGGTAGAGTCGATACCGATATAGGTCACGTTGTACTGCTGCGTCAGCTTTTTGATAGCGTCAGCCTGGGCGCGGAAGTCCATCCCGCGCCACTGGTGCCGCTCAAGAATGCGGAACTTGCCGCCCGGTACGGTTGGCGGTGACACCACCACGCACCCGGCGCTGTCACCGTTCTGCGTGCCTTTCGCCGGGTCGTATCCGATCCAGACTTCGCGCCAGCCAAACGGGCGCAGCGCCAGCGCCTGAAAATCGGACCACACTTCCCAGCTGTCCACCATGCACGCCTGCAGCTCGCTGAGCGGGAACACTGACGCCAGATCGTCAATAAATTCGCACATCAGCAGGTTCTGGTATTCGTCCGGGCTGTACTCCATGCGCAGCTGGTCCAGGTCGAACAGATTACAGCCGCCGCGCACCGCATCCTCCACGGTGACGATCTGGCGATACTGTCCGTCCGGGCAGAGCACGCCGCGCGCAAGGTTGCTGTGGGTCAGGTCAATATCCACCTTGTCCGCTTTGGCGCGGCCCCGGTTGAACAGCGCGCCGGACCAGAACGGATAGGCGCTGTGGGTCAGGCTGGACGGCGTGGAGAAGTAGGTTTGTCGCCATTTCTTGTGAATGGCCATGCCGGAGGCAACCTTGCGCAGCTCCTGGAATTTCGGTATCCAGAAATATTCATCAAGGTACAGGTTGCCGTGGTAGCTCTGCGCTGTGCGGGCGTTGGTGCCGAGGAAGTACAGGCACGCGCCGTTGCTGAGCGTCATCGGGTCGCCTTTCAGCTCAACATCCACCTCTTTTGCAAAGTCGATGATGTACTGCTTAAAAACGTGCGCCTGCGCCTTACTGGCTGAGAGAAAAATTTGGTTGCGCCCCGTGGTGATGGCGTCAATCAGCGCTTCGCGGGCAAAAAAGTATGTTGCCCCGATCTGGCGTGATTTAAGCAGGTTGCGAATGCGGTGTTTTACGCCTGCCTGCCACCAGTGGCGCTGATATTCAAACATGCCGTTGCGGAAGATTTCCTCCAGCTTTTCGGTCTGTTCATCGGTAAAAACGTTCTTTTCTGGCTGCCTGCGCGGGCCTTTGTTACGGTTGGCGACGTTCGGGTTTAAGTCAGCTTCGTTCCCGCCATCGTTAAATTTACCGATCCGGGCGTGGCGCTCTGACTGGCGCGCCAGCAGGTCAATTTCCTTGAAGTCTTTCCCTTCCTTCTGCTCCTTCATGATGAGCTGGCAGTAACGTGCGGCGGTGGTGAGCTGCATCTGATCCAGCGGCCCATAGTCGCCCCATTTGTCGCGCTTCTTCCAGCTGTGAACGGTTGCAACTTTCTCGCCCAGCATTTCAGCAATGCGGGCTACGCGGTATCCCTGAAAGTACAGCAGCATGGCCTGCCGACGGGGATCGAGGTCTGCGGGGGTCAGTGTCGTGTTCATGGCCCAAACATACGGCCTTGCCTGACGGCTTTCCCCGGCTGCGGTTTGTGTGGTTTACCGTACAAGTGCCGCGCGTTGTTTCACTCCCCCCATCACCGCAAACATAAGGCTCCAGTAAGTTTTTTCTAACGGAGCACGGCTCATGACAGTGAAAGCAAAGCGTTTCCGTATCGGGGTGGAAGGTGCCACCACTGACGGGCGCGAAATCCAGCGTGAATGGCTGGTACAGATGGCTGCCAGCTACAACCCGACGGTCTATACCGCGCTGATTAACCTTGAGCACATCAAGTCTTATCTGCCGGACAGCACCTTTAACCGCTACGGCAGGGTGACGGGGCTGGTTGCAGAAGAAATCAAGGACGGGCCGCTGGCGGGCAAGATGGCGCTTTATGCCGATATCGAACCCACGGACGCCCTGGTGGAACTGGTGAAAAAGGGCCAGAAGCTTTTCACCTCCATGGAGGTCAGCACGAAGTTTGCCGACACCGGCAAAGCCTACCTTGTGGGGCTGGGTGCGACGGACGATCCGGCGAGCCTTGGTACCGAAATGCTGGCATTCAGCGCCAGCGCCGCGCATAACCCGCTGGCGAACCGTAAGCAGAACCCTGAAAACCTGTTTTCGGAAGCGGTGGAAACGCTGATCGAACTGGAAGAAGCCCAGGACGAAAAGCCGTCCCTCTTTGCCCGCGTCACCGCGCTGTTCACCAAAAAAGAGCAGACCGATGAGGCGCGTTTCTCCGATGTGCATAAAGCCGTGGAACTGGTCGCCACCGAGCAGCAGAACCTGAGCGAACGCACGGATAAATCACTGTCCGAACAGGACAAGCGCCTTTCTGAGCTGGAGTCATCCCTGCAGGAGCAGCAGACCGCCTTTGCCGAGCTTGAGCAGAAGCTGAGCAGCGAAGACAGCCGTAAAGACTACCGCCAGCGCGCGCCGGGCGGTGACGCACCGGCAGGCACCCTGACCAATTGCTGATGGAGCATAAAACCCGATGAAAAAGAAAACCCGCTTTGCCTTTAACGCTTACCTGCAGCAGCTGGCGCGCCTGAACGGTGTGGAGATTGAAGAACTCTCCAGCAAGTTCACCGTGGAGCCGTCCGTGCAGCAGACGCTGGAAGACCAGATCCAGCAGTCCGCCGCTTTCCTTACGCTGATTAACATCACGCCAGTCACTGAGCAGTCCGGGCAGTTGCTGGGGCTGGGCGTGGGCAGCACCATTGCCGGAACCACCGATACCACCACCAAAGAGCGCGAGCCTACCGATCCGACGCTGATGGAAGACGTGGAATACAAATGCGAGCAGACCAACTTTGATACGGTGCTGACCTACGCAAAACTGGACCTGTGGGCGAAATTCCAGGACTTCCAGGTGCGTATCCGCAACGCCATCGTCAAGCGTCAGGCGCTGGACCGCATCATGATCGGCTTTAACGGCGTGAAGCGCGCCAAAACGTCCAATCGTGCTGAAAACTCGCTGCTGCAGGACGTCAATAAAGGCTGGCTGCAGAAAATCCGCGAAGACGCGCCGGATCACGTCATGGGCAGCACCACGAAAGACGGTGCAACGACTGCAGGCGTGGTCAAGGTGGGCAAGGGCGGCGACTATGCCAACCTGGACGCCGTGGTGATGGATGCCGTCAACGAGCTGATCGACGCGGTTTATCAGGATGATGACGATCTGGTTGTCGTCTGCGGACGTGAACTGCTGTCTGACAAGTATTTCCCGCTGGTCAACAAAGAGCAGGACAACAGCGAGAAAATCGCCGCCGATCTGATCATCAGCCAGAAACGTATGGGCGGCCTGCAGGCTGTGCGCGCGCCTTATTTCCCGGCAAATGCCCTGCTGATCACCCGTCTGGATAACCTGTCCATCTACTGGCAGGAAGATACCCGCCGCCGTTCTGTTATCGACAACCCGAAACGTGACCGGATTGAAAACTTTGAATCCGTCAACGAGGCGTATGTGGTCGAGGACTACCGCTGTGCGGCGCTGGTTGAAAACATTGAAATCGGTGATTTCAGCGCGCCTGCCGCACCGGAAGGTGGGGAATAACACATGAGCCTGAGTCCCGCACGGCAGCACCGCCTGCGCATTCAGGCCGAACAGGCCGCCCGTGAGGGCGGCAGTGTTCGCCATGCGTCGGGCTATGACCTGATGCTGCTGCAGCTGGCAGAAGACCGCCGCCGCCTCAAGGGCGTCCAGTCCACGGTGAAAAAGGCGGAAATCAAGGTGGAGCTGCTGCCGAAATATTCCGCCTGGGCGGAGGGCGTGCTGGCTGCCGGAGGTGCGCAGCAGGATGACGTGCTGATGTACGTGATGCTGTGGCGTATCGACGCCGGTGATTATGCCGGTGCGCTGGAAATCGGGCGTCATGCGCTGCGCCATGGCTGGGTGATGCCGCTGGGCAACCGTAACGTGCAGACCGTGCTGGCAGAAGAAATGGCAGACGCGGCGCAAAGCGCTCTGCTAGCCGCAGCCGGTTTTGATGCCGATCTGCTTTTGCAGACGCTGGACCTGACAACCGATCTGGATATGCCGGACCAGTCGCGGGCGCGTCTGCATAAAGCCATCGGCGCTGTACTGAGCGAAAGCAACCCGGCATCTGCCCTGAATCACCTTACCCATGCGCTGCAGCTCGATCCCCGCTGTGGCGTGAAAAAAGAAAAGCAGCAGCTGGAGCGCAGACTGCGCAATGACAGCCGCTAAAGAACGTGCCCCGCGCACGGGCGGCACGGGGTGGCGAAAGGCACTGCCACATCAAAACCCCGTCCACCGCCCACTTATTCAGGAGAAAGCCGCATGAAGTTTGTTGCGCCAGAACAGGCACCGGAACAGGCGGAGGTCATCAAAAATACGCCGTTCTGGCCTGATGTGGACCTGTCGGAATTTCGCAGTGTGATGCGCACTGATGGCACGGTGACGCAGCCGCGTTTAAAGCAGGTCGTGCTGACGGCGATCTCTGAGGTTAACGCTGAGCTGTACGACTTCCGCAAGCGTCAGCAGATGCTGGGCTGGCAGACACTTGCTGAGGTTCCTGCAGAAATGCTGGACGGCAAAAGCGAGCGTATCCAGCACTACCACAACGCTGTTTTTTGCTGGGCGCGCGCCGTGCTCAATGAGCGTTATCAGGACTATGACGCCACGGCGTCAGGCGTGAAGCGAGGGGAGGAGCTGGCGGAGGCCAGCGGTGATTTGTGGCGTGACGCCCGCTGGGCCATCAGCCGGGTGCAGGATGCGCCGCACTGCACAGTGGAGCTTATCTGATGAAAGTGCGTGCGCATCAGTATGACACGGTGGACGCGCTTTGCTGGCGTCATTACGGGCGCACGCAGGGTGTCACTGAGCAGGTTCTGCAGGCAAATCCGGGGCTGGCTGAGTACGGCCCATTTTTACCGCACGGGCTGCAGGTGGAGCTGCCGGACATTACGGCGTCAACCACGGCGCAGACCGTCCAGCTATGGGACTGAATTATGACGCTTGAACGAATCAGCGCCTTTATCACTTACTGCATCGCCGTGCTGCTGGCATGGCTGGGCGATCTGTCGCTCAAGGATGCCTCAACGGTTGGCGGCGTACTGATTGGTGTGCTGATGCTGGCTATCAACTGGTACTACAAACACCAGTCTTTCAAATTGTTACGTGGCGGCAAAATTTCGCGGGGGGAATATGAATCCTTCAATCGTTAAGCGCTGCCTTGTCGGGGCGGTGCTGGCTATCGCCGCCACGCTGCCCGGTTTCCAGTCGCTTCATACCTCCGTTGAGGGGCTGAAACTGATCGCCGATTACGAGGGATGCCGCCTGCAGCCTTATCAGTGCAGCGCGGGCGTGTGGACCGACGGGATCGGCAATACGTCCGGTGTGGTGCCGGGCAAAACTATCACGGAACGGCAGGCGGCGCAGGGACTTATCACCAATGTGCTGCGCGTGGAGCGGGCGCTGGAAAAATGTGTGGTGCAGCCGATGCCGCAAAAGGTCTATGACGCGGTGGTGTCGTTTGCTTTCAACGTGGGCACCGGCAACGCCTGCAGCTCCACGCTGGTTAAGTTGCTGAACCAGCGGCGCTGGGCGGATGCCTGCCATCAGCTGCCGCGCTGGGTGTATGTCAAAGGTGTGTTTAATCAGGGGCTGGACAACCGCCGCGCGCGGGAAATGGCCTGGTGCTTAAAAGGAGCATAACGGAATGAAAAAGAAAGTCATGAGTGTTTTTTTTCAGCTGGCATGGGCTGCGCTGTTGGTTATCAGCCTGCTGTATCCGCGCAGCGGTGCGCCGGTTCTGGTTGGTGCGTCTGTCTGGGTGTCATGCTTCCTCGCCTGGCTGCTTGCTGCGCTGTGCGCTGTCGGGTGGTTCGCCGGAGATCGGGCACGCGATGAGGTCAGGGCGGCATTGCTGAAATTCAGGGCACACCCTGTAAAACCCGTGCGTACATGGATAATCAGACTGCTTATTGTTCTGTGCCTGGCGTTTTCGGGATGGGTGATCACCCTGGTGTTTTACCTGCTGACGCTGGTTCTGTATCAGATTGCCCGCGCGCAGCTTCATGAGCCGATGGCGGCCTGATGCGTGCGCTGGCGGTAGTGCTGGCGCTGGCACTTGCGGCGCTGGGCTGGCAGTCGTGGCGGCTTAACAATGCCAGCCACACCATCGAGACGCAGGGCGCGGCGCTGAAAAGCAAAACGAAGGAGCTGACGAAGAAAAACAGCCAGCTGATTGGCCTGTCCATTCTGACCGAAACCAACAGCCGGGCGCAGACGCGACTTTATGCAACAGCGGAGCAGACCACCGCATTGCTGCGAAGCCGCCAGCGCCGGATCGAGGAACTGAAACGTGAAAACGAGGATTTGCGCCGCTGGGCTGACACTCCTTTGCCTGCTGACATTATCCGGCTGCGGGAGCGTCCGGCCCTCGCCGGAGGTGCAGCTTACCGTGAGTGGCTGTCCCAGAGTGACGCAGTGCCGCCTGGAAAGGTCAGCGCCGCGCAGCAACGGCGATCTGAATACGGTGCTGGATGAAACCGAGGCCGCCTGGGCGGTCTGTGCTGACAAAGTGGACACGATTATTGCGTGTCAGGAGCGAGACAGTGAACAAACCGCAGTCCTTACGCAGCGCCCTGAATAAAGCAGTTGCCTACGTCCGCGATAATCCGGACAAGCTGCACCTTTTCGTTGATAACGGCTCAATGGTGGCAACCGGTGCCAGCTCCATGTCATGGGAGTACCGCTACACCCTGAATGTGGTGATCGAAGATTTCAGCGGCGACCAGAATCTGCTGATGGCTCCTGTGCTGCTGTGGCTAAGTGACAACCAGCCGGATGCTATCAATAACCCGGAGCTGCGCGAAAAACTGTTCACCTTTGAAGTGGATATTCTGCGCAACGATGTGTGCGATATCAGCCTGAACCTGCAGCTGACGGAGCGCGTGCTGGTCAGCACTGACGGCAGCGTGTCGAGCGTTGAAGCGGTGCCGGAGCCGGACGAACCCGAAGAAATGTGGACGGTGAAACGTGGATGAACTGCAGAGGATGGATGACTGGCTGACGGCGTTACTGGCGAATCTGGAGCCTGCCGCGCGCAGCCGTATGATGCGGCAATTGGCGCAACAGCTGCGCCGGACACAGCAGCAGAACATCAGGCTGCAGCGTAATCCTGACGGCAGCGGTTATGAGCCGCGCCGGGTGACAGCCCGCAGCAAGAAGGGGCGCATCAAACGCCAGATGTTTGCAAAGCTTCGCACCACAAAATACCTGAAAACAGCCGCTAGTGCGGACTCCGCCAGCGTGCAGTTTGATGGCAAGGTGCAGCGCATTGCCCGTGTTCACCATTACGGCCTGCGGGATCGCGTCAGCCGAAAAGGCCCGGAGGTCCGCTACGCAGAACGCCGTCTTTTGGGCGTGAATGATGAGGTGGAAACCATCACCCGTGACACTCTGCTGCGCTGGCTGGCGGGGTGATCTTTGTGCCACCGCTGGCACAAGCGCCCGCGCTGCCTCCCTTTTCCATCTGATGGCAACCTTTCGTTATGAATGCACAACTGACCGAAATAATGCGCCTTATCACCAACCTGATCCGCACCGGCACCGTGACCGAAGTGGACCGGGAAAACTGGCTGTGCCGGGTGAGAGTGGGCGAGCTTGAAACCAACTGGATTAATTGGCTGACGCTGCGTGCCGGTGGTGCCCGTACATGGTGGTGCCCGTCGCCGGATGAGCAGGTGGTGGTGCTGAGCATGGGCGGCAATCTGGAAACTGCTTTTGCGTTGCCTGCCATCTATTCCAATCAGTTTGCGCCGCCGTCGGACTCCGTGGATGGTTGCGTGACGGAGTACCCGGACGGAGGCTGGTTTGAGTATGAACCCGCCACCGGGCGGTGGCATGTCCGGGGTATCAAATCCATGGTGATCGAGGCGGCGGACAATATCACTCTCAAAACCGGTGAGTTTGTGGTGGAGGCTGACACCACGCGCATTAACAGCGAGATGGTGATCAATGGCGGCGTCACCCAGGGCGGCGGCGCGATGAGTTCCAACGGGATCGTGGTGGATAAACACGGTCACACCGGCGTTAAGTCCGGCGGCGATACGTCAGGAGGACCGGTATGACGCTGTATATCGGCATGAGCCAGGGCAACGGCAAGGCCATTACTGATACTGACCATCTGCGCCAGTCAGTGCGGGATATTCTGCTGACCCCACAGGGCAGCCGGATTGCCCGTCGGGAATATGGTTCCCTGCTGTCCGCCCTGATTGACCAGCCACAGAACCCGGCGCTACGCCTGCAGGTCATGTCTGCGGTCTATGTGGCCCTGAGTCGCTGGGAGCCTCGGCTTATGCTGGATTCCATCACCATCAACAGCAGCTTTGACGGCTCGATGGTGGTTGAGCTAACCGGGAAGCGCAATAACGGCGCGCCTGTTTCTCTTTCGGTATCAACAGGAGCAGACAATGGCAGTCATTGACCTTTCCCAGCTCCCCGCGCCGCAAATCATTGACGTGCCGGACTTTGAATCCCTGCTGGCTAAGCGTAAGGCCGCCTTTGTGGCCCTGTATCCGGCAGATGAACAGGACGCGGTGCGACGCACGCTTGAGCTGGAATCTGAACCCATCACCAAACAACTGCAGGAAAACACGTACCGGGAAATCCTGCTGCGCCAGCGTATCAACGAGGCGGCGCAGGCGGTCATGGTGGCTTATGCCATGGGCGGCGATCTCGATCAGCTGGCGGCCAACTACAACGTTAAGCGGCTGACGGTTACACCTGCCGATAACGACGCGGTGCCGCCGGTCGCAGCGGTAATGGAAAGTGACGAGGCGTTGCGCCTGCGTGTTCCTGCTGCATTTGAGGGGCTGTCCGTTGCGGGACCAACAGCGGCCTATGAGTTTCACGCCAAAAGCGCGGACGGGCGCGTGGCGGATGCCAGCGCAACAAGCCCGGCACCGGCTGAGGTGGTGCTTACCGTACTGAGCCGTGAGGGTGACGGTACGGCAGAGGCTGATCTGCTGGCGGTGGTGGAGCAGGCGCTTAACAGCGAGAACGTGCGCCCGGTGGCAGACCGCCTGACGGTACGCAGCGCCGAAATAATCCCGTACAGCGTGAATGCGACGATCTTTCTTTATCCGGGGCCGGAAGCTGAGCCAGTGATGGCGGCGGCAAAAGCCAGTCTGCAGAAGTACATCGCCAGTCAGACGCGGCTGGGCCGTGATATCCGTCGCAGCGCGATTTATGCCGCGTTGCATGTAGAAGGTGTCCAGCGTGTGGAGCTGGCCTCCCCGCTGGATGATGTGGTGCTGGATAAGACGCAGGCGGCATCCTGTACGGAATGGAGCGTAACCAACGGGGGCACGGATGAATAGCCTGCTGCCGCCCGGTTCATCGCCGCTTGAACGCCGACTGGCGCAGACCTGCAGCGGGATTTCCGATCTGCAGGTGCCGCTGCGCGACTTGTGGAACCCGGCAACATGCCCGGTCAAGTTTCTGCCGTATCTGGCGTGGGCCTTTTCGGTTGATCGCTGGGACGAAGGATGGGCGGAGAGCGTGAAGCGCCGTGTGGTGCAGGATGCGTTCTATATCCATCAGCACAAGGGCACGACCAGCGCTGTGCGGCGTGTGGTGGAGCCGTTCGGCTTTCTGATCCGCATCATTGAATGGTGGCAGACCGGTGAGGCGCCGGGCACGTTTCGCCTGGATATTGGGGTGCAGGACCAGGGCATAACAGAGGAAACCTATCTGGAGCTGGAGCGTCTGATCGGTGACGCCAAACCCTGCAGCAGGCATCTGATCGGAATGTCCATAAATCTGCAGACGAGCGGGCCATATTTTGTGGGGGCTGCCACTTACAGCGGCGAAGAAATCACGATTTACCCGTATATCAACGAAACCATCATTTCAGGTGGTTCTGCCTACGAGGGCGGCGCCGTCCATGTTATTGACACAATGAGAGTGAATCCATGAGCGCAAAATTTTATACCCTGCTGACGGATATCGGCGCGGCGAAACTGGCAAGCGCCGCCGCGCTCGGTATGCCTTTGAAAATAACCCAGATGGCTGTGGGTGACGGTGGCGGCGTGCTACCGACGCCCAGCGCGCAGCAGACAGCGCTGGTTGCTGAAAAGCGCCGGGCGGCATTGAATATGCTGTATATCGATCCGCAGAACAGCAGCCAGATTATTGCTGAACAGGTGATCCCCGAAACCGAGGGTGGTTGGTGGATTCGTGAAGTCGGGCTGTTCGACGATACCGGCGCACTGATTGCCGTCGGCAACTGCCCTGAGAGCTACAAGCCGCAGCTGGCGGAGGGGAGCGGACGTACGCAGACCGTGCGCATGGTGCTGATTACCAGCAGTACCGATAATATCACCCTGAAAATTGACCCTGCAGTGGTGCTGGCAACCCGCAAATATGTGGATGACAAAGTGTTGGAGCTAAAGGTGTATGTGGATGAGCTGATGGCAAAGCATATCGCCGCCGCTGATCCGCACACGCAATACGCGCCGAAAGAAAGCCCGACGCTTACAGGCACGCCAAAAGCGCCCACTGCGCCAGCCGGAACCAATACCACACAGATTGCCAGCACAGCGTTTGTGCAGGCGGTGGTCACTGCGCTAAATAACGCGCTGGCGCTGAAAGCTCCACTGGCAAGCCCGGCTCTGACCGGAACACCAACGGCACCCACTGCTGCGCAGACAGTCAACAATACGCAGGTTGCCACCACGGAATTTGTGAAATCAGCTATTGCGGCACTGGTGGCGTCATCCCCGGCGGCGCTGGACACACTGAATGAGCTGGCGGAAGCGTTGGGTAATGATCCTAACTTTGCCACTACCATGACAAATGCGTTAGCAGGCAAACAGCCACTGGATGCCACGCTGACAAGCCTCAGTGGCAAAAGTATTTCAGGCCTTCTCCAGTACCTTGGTTTTGGAGATCGGCTACTGGAGGCCAATGGCTACTTTGAATTGCCAGGAGGATTTTTGCTGCAATGGGGGAGCGGTTCTGTTCAGGCGACCAACGCTACTGTACGGTTTAAAAAGCCGTTCAACGTCACCCCGTTTATCGTTTTGCCGCATAAAATCACAGCTGACAACCGGTATGTAACATCTGTTAATTACACCTTAACTGGCTTTAGTCTTTATGGATGGAATGGGGGTGGAGTGGCGACCAACATTGACAGCTATACGTATCTTGCGCTTGGGATGTAAGGGAAAGCCGCATAAAGCGGCTTTTTTGTCAGGGCAGCGGAGGCCACTCAGGCTTGGCTGGATCAACACGCATCAGCAGTACCCGGTATTTTTCCCATTCAGCCAGTTGATTCGTCTCCGCGTCCGTCGCGATACCCGTGTCTACCGCATACTGTCGCCAGGCTATCTCATTATCGGCCCGAGCACGCAGTACCGTTTTCTGCTGTTCCACTGCGACCTGTTGTTTTTGGGCATCTGTCACCCATGCGCTACCGTTCCACGTATCGTAAGGAGTCGCAGGAGCCAGCCTGGTGGTGTCAGCCGGATAATCACCGGGCGCGGAAACGATCACCATTTCACCTGTTTCAGTGCTGTATACCGCTTCACCACGATAATCGGCGACGTATTCCCAGGAGGTAAAATCGGCTGTCCGGCAAATGGCAAAACCGTTTTTACGTTCACCGGGCGCGTCAGTGCAGGAGTCAGCAGGCAGGCCAACACCAACAGCAAGATGTTCAACAGCTGAGGAAAGGTATTCGCGCGTCCTGTAGCTGTAGTTAAACACGGTGATATCACCGGCCTCAGTAGCAATATTATTTTTATCTAAAACAGCCTTCGCCATTATTCGGCCCTCACGATGTAGTTAAATGCGATGTTGCGCGGGCGAACCGTACCAACCCGACCTCCGGCAACCTGCACAGTGGCGTTAATTGAACCCCACAGCGTTTGAGATGTAATGCTGTCGAAGCTCTCGTTATCCCAGACATTCGCCGGGTTCGTTGATGATGACGCGGTTGGCCCCGCGGACTTTCGGATGACGGACCCCTCCTGCGTACTCAGCAACGTTCGACCGCTATCCACGCCACGACCATCGTCCCATCCTCGAAGAAATTCGCCGCGCAAATCAGGCAAAACTAGCGTCGGATATACCAGCGCCAGCTTCGGATATTGCGATGCAGTAAAGGCAGCTCCATTGCATTTTAACCAGCCACCCGGAGCCGTCGCTGTCGGCCATGGAACCGGGACGCCGACGGGCAGCGCTGACCCTTCTCCCAGACCAACCTTTCAAAGAATTTAAATGCGCTGCTAACCATCATTTTTTGTCAATATCAATTGTGTCATTCACCACACATAGCCCACTACGTGCGCCGCGTGCATATCAACCAGAACATAGGCATACCCCCTGTAAACCGGAGAGACTGCCTTATGGCTAAGGATTACCACCACGGGGTGCGCGTTGTTGAAGTCAACGAGGGCACCCGATCCATTACCACAGTGAGCACCGCCATCGTGGGCATGGTCTGCACCGGCGATGATGCTGATGCTTCCATGTTTCCCCTCAATAAGCCGGTCCTGCTGACCGATGTGCTGACCGCCAGCGGTAAAGCGGGTGAATCCGGCACGCTGGCCCGTTCGCTGGATGCGATTGCAGACCAGGCTAAACCCGTGACCGTCGTTGTGCGTGTGGCGCAGGGTGAAACCGAAGCGGAGACAACCTCCAACATTATCGGCGGCGTGACAGCTGACGGTAAAAAAACGGGCATGAAAGCGCTGTTATCTGCGCAGTCGCAGCTGGGCGTCAAGCCGCGCATTCTCGGCGTGCCGGGGCATGACACGCAGGCGGTTGCCACTGAGCTGCTGAGCGTGGCGCAGAGCCTGCGCGGGTTTGCCTACCTGTCCGCCTATGGCTGCAAAACGGTGGAAGAAGCAATTGCCTACCGTGACAATTTCAGCCAGCGCGAGGGGATGCTGATCTGGCCTGACTTCATCAACTTTGACACCGTGCTGAATGCAGACGCGACCGCTTACGCCTCCGCCCGTGCGCTCGGCCTGCGTGCCAAAATTGACGAGCAGACCGGCTGGCACAAAACCCTTTCTAACGTTGGCGTGAACGGCGTCACCGGCATTTCCGCTGATGTGTTCTGGGATCTGCAGGACCCGGCAACCGATGCGGGACTGCTGAACCAGAACGACGTCACCACGCTTATCCGAAAAGATGGCTTCCGCTTCTGGGGTTCCCGCTGCCTCAGTGACGATCCGCTATTTGCCTTTGAGAACTACACCCGCACGGCGCAGGTGCTGGCTGACACCATCGCAGAAGCGCACATGTGGGCGGTAGATGGCGTGCTCAACCCGTCGCTGGCTCGTGACATTATCGAAGGTATCCGCGCCAAGCTGCGCAGCCTGAAAACGCAGGGCTACATCATCGGTGCAGACTGCTGGCTGGATGAGTCGGTGAACGATAAAGACTCACTGAAAGCCGGGAAACTCACTATCGACTACGACTACACGCCGGTGCCGCCGCTTGAAAACCTGATGCTGCGCCAGCGCATCACCGATCAGTACCTGCTGGATTTCTCCAGCCAGGTCAGCGCGTAAGGGGAAATCATGGCTTTACCACGTAAGTTAAAACACCTGAACCTGTTCAACGACGGGAACAACTGGCAGGGGATCGTTGAGTCTCTGACCCTGCCGAAATTCACCCGCAAGTTTGAGAAGTATCGCGGCGGCGGTATGCCGGGCGCGGTGGACGTGGATATGGGGCTGGATGACGGCGCACTGGACACGGAATTTTCAATCGGCGGCACCGAACTGCTGTTATTCAAGCAGATGGGCAAGGCAACCGTTGACGGCATCCAGCTGCGTTTCACCGGCTCCATTCAGCGTGACGATACCGGCGAAGTGCAGGCTGTTGAGCTGGTTGTGCGCGGGCGTCATAAAGAAGTGGATTCCGGCGAGTGGAAAACTGGCGAGAGCAGCACCACCAAGGTCAGCAGCACCAACAGCTACGCGAAGCTGACTATTAACGGCGAGGTGCTCTATGAGGTCGATCTGGTCAACATGGTTGAAATCGTTGACGGCGTGGACCTGATGGAAGAACACCGTAACGCCCTCGGCCTCTGATTAACCTTAACGGCGCGGGCAGCCGCGCCAGTATTTCATTAACAGGAAACGAACATGAGCGATAAGCTGACTGAAAAGACCGTAAAACTGGATACCCCCATCATGCGCGGTAAAGCTGAAATTACCGAAATTGTGCTGCGTAAGCCGCAGTCCGGCGCACTGCGTGGTACCCGTCTGCAAGCCATTATGGATATGGACGTGGGTGCGATGATGACCGTGATCCCGCGAATCTCCACCCCGACGCTGACAGCGCAGGAAATGGCAGAGCTGGACCCCGCCGATCTGACAGCAATGGCTGTAGAGGTGGTTACTTTTTTGTTGCCGAAGTCGGTGCTTGCCGATTTGCCGACAACCTGACGGTTGATGATCTGGTGGCAGATATTGCCACCATCTTTCACTGGTCGCCGTCCATCACTGACGTTATGCCGCTGACTGATGTGCTGGAGTGGCGGCATAAGGCAATTCAGAGAAGCGGGGCCAGCGATGAGTGATAATAACCTGCGACTGCAGGTAGTTCTGGGGGCGGTGGATAAGTTAACCCGCCCATTTAAAAATGCACAGGCTGGCTCTAAGGAGCTGGCATCAGCTATTCGACAAACCCGCGATCAGATTAAAAAGCTGAGTGATGCTGGAGGTCAGCTTAAATCTTTCGATCAGCTAACTCAAAGTGTTAGCCGTACTGGTGCCGAACTGGATCAGGCGAGGCTACGCGCTCAAATGATGACGCGCGAAATGTCTTCTTTGGAATCCCCGACAAAAAAACAAACGCAGGCGCTTGAAGCTCAGTGGCGTGCTGTTTCACGTCTTGAACAAAAACAGCAACAGGAAACTCGCCAGATGGCGGCAGCCAGGGCTGAGCTTTATCGGCTGGGGTTATCTGCTGGGGGCGGAGCGCGTGAGACGGCACGGATTGCACAAGAAACTGAGCGGTATAACCGACAGTTGGCTGAGCAGGAGCGCAGGCTGCGTGAAGTTGGCGAGCGTCAGCGAAAGCTCAACGCCATCAAAGCCAGGGCTGAAAAGACCCGCGAGTTAAGGAACTCTCTGGCAGGTAATGGTGCAGGGGCGATGGCGGCTGGGGTAACTACTGGCATGACGTTGCTGGCTCCAGTAAAAGCCTATTCAGAATCAGAAAATGCAGCGAATCAGCTCGCCGGTTCAATGATGGGGCCGGGCGGAAAGGTAGCGCCTGAATTTGAAAAAATTAACCGGCTTGCAGTTGCTTTGGGCGATAAGCTGCCGGGAACAACAGCCGACTTTCAGAACATGATGACTATGCTACGCCGTCAGGGGATGTCGGCGCAGGTCATCCTGGGCGGCTTGGGAGAGTCAGCAGCTTATCTTGGCGTGCAGTTACAGATGGCTCCCACTGCAGCAGCTGAGTTTGCGGCTAAGTTACAAGATGCTACTCAGACCTCCGAAAAAGACATGATGAATCTGATGGACGTGATCCAGAAAGGATTCTACGCGGGGGTAGATTCAGGAAATATGCTGCAGGGGTTCTCAAAAATCAGCAGCGCGATGGATATTATTCATAAAAAGGGATTGGACGCGGCTAAGACATTTGCTCCTCTATTAGTTATGGCTGATCAGGCTGGTATGGCTGGAGAGTCTGCGGGAAATGCCTACCGAAAAGTATTTCAGTCCGTCATGAATACGGAAAAAGTGAAGGATGCTAATGATGAACTAAAAGGCACCGGTGTTAAGTTCGATTTTACGGATGGCAAGGGGGAGTTTGGCGGGCTGGAGAAAATGTACACGCAGTTAGCTCAACTCCAAAAGCTTAATACTGAGAAAAGGTTAGCTACTCTAAAAGGTATTTTTGGGGATGATGCGGAAACGCTGCAGGTGCTAAATATTATGATTACCAAAGGCATCTCAGGGTATCGAGAAACGGCTTCAAAGCTACAAAATCAGGCTTCTCTGCGCGAGCGTGTTGATGCCTCCTTGAATACTCTTGGTAATAAATGGGAAGCCGCTACAGGTTCCTTTACCAATGCTATGGCTAGTATCGGTGAAACAGTCGCCCCTGCATTAAAGAAGCTGGCTGACTGGTTGGGTGAACTGGCTTCGCGTCTGGATGGTTTTGTTAAACGACACCCACAATTGACCTCTGCGCTGTTTAAGCTGGCAGCTGGCTTTGCGATTGTTGCTACCGCCGCTGGGGTTGTTTCACTGGCGCTGGCGTCCGTGCTAGGGCCGATGGCAGTAGTGCGAATGAGCGCAGGGGTGATGGGGCTAAAATTTTCATCTGCATTTGGGCTTATTGGGAAAGCAATAAGTTCTGTTGGCAAGTCAATTATATGGCTGGGCCGATTGATGTTTGCAAACCCTATACTGGCTGTCATTGGGCTGATCGCCGCTGGTGCTATTTATATCTGGCAGAATTGGGACACGCTTGGGCCAAAGTTCAAGGCCATGTGGGATGCCGTATGTAATGCCACAGGTACGGCATGGGATTGGATTAAAGAAAAGGCCAGTGCCGCATGGGAGGGGATTAAATCACTGTTCTTTAATTATACCTTGCCGGGATTAATAGCTAAAAATTGGGATGCAATAAAATCTGGCGTTTCTGAGGCGTGGGCCAATATCAGACAATCTATTAGTGATAAATGGAATTCGATCCTGGCTGATGTTGCCGCGCTTCCTGCGAAGTTTCAGGACATGGGCAGCGCCATTATTGACAGCATTCTCGATGGAATTAATGCCAAATGGGAGACACTCAAAAGCAAGCTTTCCTCAGTCACCGATTATCTGCCTGACTGGATGACTGGAAATAATAAAATACAAGACAAAGTGCAGGTGGTTGGTGGAGCAGCAGCTGCTGCCGTTCCGTTTGCCGGGATGTATGACAGTGGTGGGATTATTCCGCGCGGTCAGTTTGGTATTGTTGGGGAGAACGGACCTGAAATTGTGAACGGCCCAGCAAATGTGACCAGCAGGCGGCGCACTGCCGCGCTGGCTTCCGTCGTTGCAGGTGTCATGGGCGTAGCGGCAACGCCTGCAGAGGCTGCTCCACTACATCCTTACAGTCTGCCTACTGCGGCATATAAACAAAGCCAGCCTGCGAAATCTGCCAGCGCCCCGCCAGTGATGCACTTTGAAACTCACGCGCCGATCACTATCTATGCTCAACCAGGGCAGAGTGCACAAGATATTGCCCGTGAAGTTGCCCGACAGCTTGACGAACGCGAGCGCAAGACCAGGGCTAAAGCACGCAGTAATTTCAGTGATCAAGGGGGATATGAATCATGATGATGGTGCTGGGGTTATATGTCTTTATGCTGCGTACAGTGCCATATCAGGAGCTACAGTATCAGCGAAGTTGGCGACACGCCGCCAACAGTCGGGTGAACCGGCGACCATCAACGCAGTTCATTGGCCCGGATAATGACTCGCTGACGTTATCTGGCGTACTGCTGCCGGAGGTCACTGGGGGCAGGCTGTCATTGCTCGCGCTGGAGCAAATGGCAGAGCTGGGCAAAGCATGGCCCCTGATTGAGGGAAGCGGGACCATTTACGGCATGTTTGTAATCGAGAGCCTGAGTCAGACAAAAACAGAGTTTTTTGAAAGCGGAATGCCTCGCCGTATTGAGTTTACGCTGACCCTGAAAAGGGTGGATGAGTCGCTGTCTGATATGTTCGGCAGTCTCAGCGATCAGCTCAGTAACCTGCAGGACTCTGCAACGTCTGCGATAGGTAATATTAAAAATACTGTTGGAGGGTTGCTGCAGTGAATTTTAGCTCTGATCTTTTTGACCTGAACAGCAAAAGCCCGGATTTCAGTATCACTATTGAAGGTAAGGACGTGACCACCGCGCTGGATGCGCGCCTGATGAGTCTGACGCTGACCGATAACCGGGGTTTTGAGGCTGACCAGCTTGATCTGGAGCTGGACGACGCCGACGGGCAGATCGTTCTGCCGCGACGCGGTGCTGTTATTCAGCTGGCGCTGGGGTGGAAAGGCCAGCCGCTTTTCCCGAAAGGGGCGTTTACTGTCGATGAGATTGAGCACAGCGGTGCTCCTGATCGTCTGACTATCCGTGCCCGTAGCGCTGATTTCCGTGAAACTCTCAATACCCGGCGCGAAAAGTCATGGCACCAGACAACCGTTGGCGATGTGGTAAAGGAAATTGCAGCACGGCATAACCTCAAAATGGCGCTGGGTAAAGACCTGACGGACAAGGCGCTGGATCACATGGACCAGACCAATGAAAGCGATGCCAGTTTCCTGATGAAGCTGGCGCGGCAGTTTGGGGCCATTGCCTCCGTAAAAGACGGGCATCTGCTGTTTATCCGCCAGGGGCAGGGCAGAACTGCCAGCGGAAAGCCACTGCCGGTAATCACTATCACCCGCAAGGCCGGAGACAGCCACCGTTTCAGCCTGGCAGATCGTGGAGCCTATACGGGCGTGATTGCCAGCTGGCTGCATACGCGGGAGCCAACAAAGAAGGAAACCACAAGCGTTAAGCGCCGGAAGAAAACCACGACAGCAAAAGAGCCGGAGGCAAAACAGGGGGATTATCTGGTCGGCACTGATGAAAACGTGCTGGTACTCAACCGGACCTATGCCAACCGGGCCAACGCTGAACGGGCCGCCAAAATACAATGGGAGCGTCTGCAGCGTGGTGTGGCGTCTTTCTCTCTCCAGCTCGCAGAAGGGCGGGCCGATCTCTACACGGAAATGCCAGTAAAGGTGAGCGGCTTTAAGCAGCCTATCGACGATGCCGAATGGACCATTACAACGTTGACGCATACGGTCAGCCCGGATAATGGTTTTACTACCAGTCTGGAGCTAGAAGTAAAGATTGATGATATAGAGATAGAATAAATGAGTTCTCAATATTGATTCTTTGTGTATCATTGTTGAGAACTTAATGGCAGTGGAGAAACTCAAGATGATGAATTGTCCAAAGTGTGGACACTCAGCGCACACTAGGAGCAGCTTTCAGGTCACTGATAGCACAAAAGAACGTTACTGCCAGTGTCAGAATATCAATTGCGGTAGCACCTTTGTCACTCATGAAACAGTAGTGCGGTTTATCGTTACGCCAGCCATAGTAAATAACGCTCCTCCTCATCCAGCAGCAGGCGGACAAGGCCACATGAATTTTTGAAGAGTCTTTATCACCATTTGGCTTACAAATGGAGTGTCGTTAGAACTGAGTAGCGTTTTCGATGATATTGGCTTTATAGGCTTTCTCTTGTTCAAAAGTCATAGAGCCACTTTTCTTACACTCATTCCCGCCAGCATCAATTTTGTAACCTTGATCGCGTGTGACGTTCAGAAGCGTGACCCTTTTTATTGTCTCCGGCTTCCATTTATTCATGAAATAGTCATTACATATCCAGTCAAACATGGCGGTAGCCATATCCTGCGTCACTTTTGAACGGTCATATCTGACAGTGAGTTCACCATTTTTAAGACTATGCTCACGAGCATTTGTGCCAGCAATGACATTCTCAATCGAAACCGGAATCTTGTCTGCATAGGAGCTGGCGCTGGTAATAAGTAATAAGGCAATTAGAGATTTTTTCACGTCGGTAGTCCCTTTAATGGATAAATGTCTGTCGCCATTTTGCCGCCACTACTAAATAAAAAGGGGCTACGTTTTCACGTAACCCCTTGTTTTATTTGGTGGAGCTGGCGGGAGTTGAACCCGCGTCCGAAATTTCTACATCCTCGGTACTACATGCTTAGTTTGTCTTTACATTCGCACGCCAGCTGCGGACAGACACGCCACTAACGAACTAGCCTGATTAGTTTTAACGCTTCAACCCCAGGCAGGGCTTCCACGCGATCTCTTTTGGGTTTGACCTCTCTTTGATCCCCGTCTTAAGAGCGGAAGCTAGGGAGAGAGGGCTCAGAGCAGGTTATTAAGCTGCTAAAGCGTAGTTTTCGTCGTTTGCGACTATTTTTTTGCGGCTTTTAACGAGGCAAACCGCCCCTCGGCATGCACCTTGGGTTTCGCAAATCCCGTCGAATCCAGAATCAGCCCCAATAGTGTTGAACTGAGTATACCAGATTTCACTTCCTGGATACCAGCCCGGAACGCTAACTTATTGAATAGTACAATAAGTGTGCAGAATCAACGTCCTGCGTTTTTCATAATGCGCGCTTTGTCCAGCTGCCACTCGCGCTCTTTCAGGTCAGTACGTTTGTCGTGCTGTTTTTTACCCTTCGCGACGCCAACTTTTACTTTGCACCAGGCGTTTTTCCAGTACAGCGACAGGGCGACCACGGTGAAACCTTCGCGGTTGATGCGTCCGTAGAGGGATTCCAGCTCACGCTTGTTCAGCAGCAATTTGCGCGTGCGCGTAGGGTCACAAACGTAGTGTGAAGAGGCGACGGTCAGCGGCGTAAAGTTCGCGCCGAACAGGAAGGCTTCGCCATCTTTCAGGATCACGTAGCTATCGCCGATGTTGGCTTTCCCGGCGCGCAGCGATTTTACTTCCCAGCCCTGCAACGCAAGGCCAGCTTCGAATTCTTCTTCAATGAAATACTCGTGGCGAGCACGCTTGTTGAGCGCAATGGTCGCCGAGCCTGGTTTATGTGCTTTTTTCTTCGTCATAAGTGTCGTAAAGCCGTCGGTAATCTGATTTCAAAAAGTCACCTCATTGCGTCCTGTGAGGTCTAACGCGCTATCTTAGCACGAGATGAGGCTTAGCGTTTTTTTAACAGGTGATAAATGTTATTATTTGTCCGTTGTGTGACCATGGGAAATGCTATGCCTCAGATTAGCCGTACTGCGCTTGTGCCTTACAGCGCGGAACAAATGTATCAGTTAGTGAACGATGTTCAGTCTTATCCAGAATTTATTCCGGGATGCACCGGGAGCCGCGTTCTGGAGTCTGGCCCGACGCAGATGACCGCGGCGGTGGATGTCTCCAAAGCGGGGATCAGCAAGACGTTCACCACCCGTAATACGCTGACAAACAATCAGAGTATTTTGATGCATCTGGTGGATGGTCCGTTCAAAACCCTGATGGGAGGCTGGAAGTTTACGCCGCTGAGCGCTGACGCCTGCCGCATTGAGTTCCATCTGGACTTCGAGTTTACCAATAAGCTGATTGAGCTGGCGTTTGGCCGCATCTTTAAAGAGCTGGCATCGAATATGGTTCAGGCGTTCACCACCCGCGCCAAAGAGGTTTACAGTGTCGCATAA